ATCCGCTGGCAATGGGCATCAAGAATGTAACCGCGGGCACAAGTGATTCAACTGGTAGCGGATTTGTGTACATATACCCATTGCCTACCACCTCCAAAAATTCTATCCAAACCTATTCCGCGGAAGCGGGCGATGATCGGGAAGTACAATTTGGTGCATATGCGTTCTGCGAGAGCTTACGGCTCAGCGGTAAGTACAAAGAAGCCGTCATGATGAGCGCGGTATTGAAAACGCGCACAGTGGCACCGGTCAATTTTAGCGGTGCAACGCTTACTTTCAACTCCACAGGAGGCACGATTGTAGATAGTGCAAGTGGGTTTGCAATCTTCCCAACAACTACGTTCGGAGTACGGGTTATCGGTTCATCTTCCAATGATGGCGTGTATTCGATGGTGACAGGTTCAACAAATACGCTCACCCTCTCCACTGGCACATTTGTGCAAGAGTCGTCTGGCTCCACGGTGACAGTTACCCAGACTTTCACGCCAAATATTTCCGTGCCGTCGGTGGAAGAGATTATCTTTGGCAACGCGAAACTATACATCGATGACACCACAGGCACGATTGGCACAACGCAAAAGAGCAATACATTCTTGTCATTTGATCTGGATCTGCAAACCGGATGGAAAGGTCAACCCACAGGTGACGGCAGGTTAGATTTCTCTTTCGCCAAATATACAAAAGCTACCTGGACGCTGAAAGTCACCTTTGAACACGATGGAACTGCAACCGCTGAACAAGCGAAGAAGCGTTCCAAGACGGCTCGGCTTGTTCGGATCAAAATCGAAGGCTCGGCGTTCACAGTGGCAGGTAGTGTGTACACTTATAAGACGTTGATCATTGATGTCCCTGGTGTTTGGACAGAATTTACCGCGCTGGAAAACGATGATGGCAACGATACAGTGACAGGAACGCTCAAGGGTGGATACGATCCAACTGCCGCGTTGGGTGGGCAGATTATTGTAGTAAATGCGTTATCAGCTTTAACATAAGGAGTTTGCAATGACTGAAAAAAAGAAAGAAACAAAAGAAGAAGAGAAGGCAGAAGCGAAAGCAGAAGCCAAACCTGAAAGTGTAAAGGCTAAAAAATTGCAAGGTGTTGCAGTTGGGCGTAACGTTCATTTCGTTTCATCCGGCGGCGTGAATTCTCTGGCCTTCATTACGCGCGTACATGATGAAGAAACGGGAGTAGTGAACCTCTTTGTCATCCGTGATGATGTTGTACGGGATTATCACTTTGAAACCTCCGTTGCCTATTCAGACGAAGGTGCAACGGGCACATGGCACTTCATTGAAAAGAAATAATGCCAAAAATCCAGATTGACCCGGACCGCTTTGACGATCTGCTAGGTGATGAATTCTTTGGGTTCTTTGAAGGGAATCCGATATGGCTTTATAAAGCCTTGTCTCATTTCGTGCTAGCGGATTCTCAAAATGGCAACAAACATACTGAGTATCTGTCCTCTGATGACGCGCTTGCATGGTTGAAATCCACTTACACTCTCAGAGAAATAAAAAGCATAAGGAGCGAGTTTCTTAAGAAACTACAAGAGCAGTCCGTCCCTTTAGTGAAAGAAAATCAATCCGAGACTCAGCAATCTCAGGAGCAAAAATAGCCCCGTGGTGGGTAGTGGCATTAGATGCTGCGTCGGATTGGGGCATCCCTCCGTGGGAAATTGGCGGTGGTTCCCGGTTGCTTTGGTGGTATCGGTATGAGGCGCGACGTGATGTAATGTTGAAACTAAAAGAGATGAATACATAATGGCCGAGAGAGTCGAAATCATGGTCGTTGCAACGGATGCTGCCTCGCAGGTATTGCGAGGCGTGACATCTTCCTTTGGGCAACTTGGTACTATGGTTCAATCGTTTACGGCTAGCAGAGCCTTTGAACAGTTAGCGTCCAGTGTTGTTGCGTTTGGGAAAGATGCTGTTGATTCAACTGTCAAGTACGCCAATGAGGTCAGAAACTTATCCCTTGTCAGTGGGCAAAGTACCGAAAACACCAGCAGGTTTTTACAGGTCTTGGATGATTACAAACTTAGCGCCGAAGATGCAATGACAGCCACACGCACATTGACAAAACAGGGATTGACACCTAACCTTGAAACTCTTGCGAAACTATCAGATCAATATTTGTCCATCAACGATAAGCAAAAGCAGAACGAATTTATTATCAAAAACTTGGGACGCGCCGGATTGCAGTGGGTTGACGTTCTCAATAAAGGCAGTAAGGCATTGTTGGAACAAGGTGCGGCGATTGATGAAAGTCTGATACTCACGCAAAAGGCAGTTGACGACGCGCGGCGTTATGAAATTGCTTTGGATAACTGGAATGATAGTGTGCAAGGATTGAAAGTTTCAATTGGTCAGCAGTTATTACCTGTTCTTACTGCAATGACAAACGACATGAACGCCGCGCAACGGGCACAGGAAATTTTGGGCGATGAATTCAACGCTACTGTTATCGGCACGGACAAATGGAATAATGCACTGGCACAAGCCAAAAAAGAGCAGGACGCCTCTACAGAAGCGATGATAAAAAACGCCGATGCTACTGCAAAACTTGGCGTTGAAACCGAAAAAACAAAAGAAGAAATCAAAGCGCAAGAAGATGCAATTAAGGCTCTCACTGAGCAATACAAAAGTTATTTGGATTTAGCCTCGAATATTTATAGTGAACAAAAAAGCTATGATAAGGATTTGAAATCTCTTCTCAAAGAGAAATCCAAACTCGAAGCTGAATACGAATCCCTTTCCGCTGAAGGTTGGGATAAGAACAAAGAAAAATTAGAAGAGAATTTGCAAGCGTACGATGAAGTGAAGGACAAAATTCAGGAAGTCGAAGATAAGCACACGGAAGCCATGGGGAAAATGCAATATGACCTGCTGGTAACAAAACTATCTGTAGGTGGTCTTACCACTGCGGAATTCCAAATGGCAACGCAAGCGGGTGTGATGTTCGGCGTGTTTGATCAAGGCTCCGCGGACGCCGCAATTGCCATGAACAATCTAACGGATAAAGTTGCCGCCGGCAAAATATCCGTGTATGAGTATGGCGAGATTTTGAAACACTCTATGAAAGATGGAAAAGTAGACGCCGCGGAATTGCAACGGATTATTGCCAGTATCCCGGAACATAAGACATCAACGATTGATGTCATTGCCAATTACACTTCCAACTTTGCAAATCAAGGTCCGCAGTATTTGCCAAGTGGTGGTTTGATTCGCGCCGGCACTCATGCGGGCGGTGGTGATATTTCCGCGGGGATGCTATACCGCGTCAACGAAACCAGACAAGAATATTTCCGACCTTCCATGAGTGGCACAGTGTTACCCTTAGGTGGTGGCAATGGTTCAAGTGGGCAAGGAATAACGTTTATCTATTCCCCGCAGGTGTCCTTGGGCAATGCCAGTGAAGCGCAAACAATTATTGCACCGTTTGTCGAACAAGCAGTTAGACGGATGCAATCCGATGGCAAGGTGGCATTGTGACCGATAACCGATACTCAGTATTCAAGTATGGCACTTCGCACAAGTATGGTGCGTCTACTGTTGAAGATAGTTTGGCTTGGGGTATCGAAGTAGATTGGGATGGTGATAATGTTTTCGATGGTGCAAATGAGAGTTCTTATCTAACCATTGCTCCGAGGATATCCCGCGGCAGAAGAGTCATGCTTCGTCCGAGTGGGCAGGGGTTTGAAGTTGTACAAACTGGTACAGCGACAATCACATTATCCAATCACGATGGCAGGTTTGATGCTTGGAATACCTCCTCCCCTCTCTACCCGGATGTCGAGGCTGGCAAGATAGTCAGGGTTTCGGTAAAAGATAAATCAACAAACACAAAATATATTCGTTTCACTGGTATTATTCAAGACATAAACCCTATTGGCTACGGCGCGGATGCAAAAGTAATTTTGCGTTGTGAAGATGGCTTGCGAGTGCTGCGGGATACCTCCGTCACCGCACAACGAACGTATACCGATGGCACACTCTCACCTACTTCAGTAGATGATAACATCAACGTTCTTTTAGATGTCATGCAGTGGCCCGTAGAGTGGGGGCGCGATATTGGCACATCTTCCGACTTTATAAGATACTGGTATTCCAGTGGAGACCGCAACGTTGCCGCGGAACTGGAAGATTTGGCGCTTTCCTTTTTTGGTTATGTGTTTATAAATAATTTGGGGCAGTTGGCATTTATCCCTAGGTTTGGGAATACAAGTTCTGTCGCATCTATTTCTCAAAGCGAAATGCTTAAGGATATTGGCAACCCGCAGCCGTGGATCATTCGCCGGAACGTGGTCAAACTAAAGTTTCACGTGCGAAAATCTCTCACGGATGCAATTGTATGGCAACCGCTTGAAACAGATCCTCCGCTGGCGTCAGGGGAAACAAGGTCTGTATTAGTTGATTACAACTACAATGGATACCCTGTTTATCTGGAAAGCATTGACAATAGCTATACCTTCTCTCTTTCCCCCTATGTCCCTTATCTTTCGTTTTCGGTTTCGGCTGATGGAATTGCGCCGTACCTTACGATTACAGATTATGGTGTGAGAGCCTTTATTGAAATAAACAATGTGAGTTTGGATACATTGTACTTATTTCCGGGACCAGTAGAATATCCTGATACCGTGCCACCGGCGACATACGGCACATGGATCAAGGGTGACATTACGTGGACCGAACGCACAGATACAATTTCCAACCCGCGCAATCCCGCGGACGCAGTGAATCAAAGGCAGTTGGTATTGGATAGTCTCTGGTATCAGGACCGAAATCAAGCGTATGACCTGGTTGACCAGTATCAGCCTTTTATTTCCGCGGGGCAAAAGACGCCAATTATTCAGTTGGAAAACAGATTCAGCAAACAGTTTGCTCCGGATTTGTTCGATGTAATTACCGCCGATATTCCCGCGCTTGGAATTTCAACAGAAGAGTTCCGAGTGGGATTTATCGAAGATGAACCTGTAGGAAGCAACACACAGGCAGTAAGAACCACATTGTATTTAGAGCCGTTTATCACCCCGGACGCCGATGCTGGTTTGTGGGATAGCGGCATTTGGGATACCTCAGTTTATGGATGGTGATCATGGGATACACTCCTGTTCCTTCAGTTAGTGTGGGTGGAACGATTGAATCAGCGTACGCGAATACGTACATCAGAGACAACTTTGCCGCGGGTGTTCCTGATATTTTTACAACCAAAGGTGATATTGCGGCGGCATCTGGCGCGGATGCTGCAACACGTTTGGCAGTTGGCAGTGATTATCAGGTGTTGGAAAGTCTTGCATCTGCGACGCTTGGCGTTCAGTATGGTAGCGGGGTGCGCGCTCTTGCCACTGGCGGCCCTCTGGCAATTGCCACGGCAACACTTTCAAAAGTCACCGGCCTTGCCTCCTCTATTGACCCCTACTCCATGGTGGATACTGTCAACAACAGGATTACTATTCCCGTGGGATTTCCATCTAGAGATTATTTTTGTGTAGCCAACGGATTCTTTAGCGCGACCGGGACTACAAACAAGTTCAGATCCATCTACATCAAAGTTAGTGGTGTAACTTACTATTCTGGTAACTCATCTGTTGGTGATGATGCAACCAACAGTATTTATCTAACCACATCTTCGATTGTGACACTGGCCGCCGCCGGTTACATTGAAGTTTGGGTACAACAAAATTCAGGTGGAAATCTAAATGTCAACGAAGTTAAACTTGGTTTATTCATGATAAGGTGATGATAATATGGCTGCATCTTTTCCTGCATCAGTTCATTCATTTGCATCTCTTACCGATGGCGTTGACGATGTTCTTGCCGCACATCAAAACGATAGAGCATTGGAGATCACAGCAATTGAAACGTACCTGCTGAATTCTCTAAATGTTTCCAATTTCAATTACATTATTACTCCGTCCATTGCAACTAATGATCTTACAGTTGCAATTAAATCTGTTGCAACTACGGATGCATCTGCTACCAATCCCATCCGCTTTAAAGTTGGCAATGTTGTTTATACTTTGGATACCTCTGCATCTTATACCAAAGTTCATGGCACCAACTGGCATAACGCCGGTGCCGCGGAACTGGCAGCACTTCCAATTGACTTTTTTATGTATGCCATTGGTGAGACTGGCGCATCAGCGGGATTGAAGTTTGGGCATAGTCGCATACCTTATGCTTTGACAATGAATGATTTCGTCAACACAACCACCAGTGAAAAGTATATCGCTGGCAATTGGACGAACTTTAATGCCACCGACGTGGTTACAAATATTGGAAGATTTCGCGCGCAACTCTCTGCAAGCGCGGGATTCAATTGGTCTATTGCATCGGCGCTGGTCATCAACTATCCAATCTTTGCCACTGAGTATTTAACCTGGCTCCCTACGCTTGTAGGGTTTTCAGTCAATCCGACCAACGTGATTTATCAATATAGATTGGACGTGAAAAATTGTACCGTCAGATCAAGACAAAGCGCCAACGGTACATCTAATGCAACCAACTTCACGATGTCAACCCCATTTACGGCTTTGAGTATTACAAATGGCGCATGGCAATCCATTGCCATTCCCGTAATTGATAATGGCGCAGGTGCATCAGCAACGCCGGGATTTGTTCAAATCACAAGTGCATCAAATGTCATTAGCGTTTTCAAAGACGCCTCTAGTGCCGCATGGACAAATGCCAACGGGAAACGCGTTGGGTACTACGAACTAACTTACCCAATTGTATTATAGTTTCCACATATCCACCGGCGAGGCGCGGCGATGAGCGTGCTCTAAATCAGCTTTGACGAAGTTTACATACTTCAACGTCATTACCAAAGTGGTGTGTCCTAGTAACCTTTGCAACGTAAACACATCTCCCCCATTGCGAAGATAGAAGATTGCAAACGTGTGGCGAAACCTATGTGGGTAGGTTCGTGGCACGTTGGCATTTGCACCGATGCGGCGAATAATATGTCGCAAGTAAGTATATTTATAATCAAACAGCTTCCGTGATTGGTCCGGGGCACTTTGTTGTTTTGCAATAAACTTCCAAATGATTTGCTTGGTCCGTGCTCCAAGGTACACTGTCCGCGCGGCTGATTTCCTACCATCGCGCAAAGTTCGCACATACACTTCCCCGTTTTCAAGGTTCACATCTCCTATTCGCAATCGGTGCAACTCACCAATTCGCAAACCAGTATCAAGCAACATCAGCAACAGGCTTTTATCTCGGTCCGCATTAGGGCGGCGGATTTTGTATTTCCGTCCGTTGGCTTTTTCTACCAAGGTGCTTTGACTGGCATCTATAAGGCGTTTTACTTCATCGGTAGTGAATGGTACGATTTCGGGAGATTGATACTTGGGACGGGGTAGCTTTTTATCTGGGCGTTCGGTACTCAGTATGGTTGTGTCAACCGCCCAGTTGTAAAACGCTCTGATCATCTTCCAATGGTTGTCAATGGTTGCTTCGCTCAATGGCGATGTGTCACCATTGAAACGCACTGGCACATATTCAAAGCGCAAGTATCGAAAATAAGACTTCCAATCTTCAAGCGTGAGTGCATCTAGATTTCTCTCGCCAAAAAATTTGCAAATGCGCTTGCACTGGCTTTCAATTGTAGGAATGTATGCCGGTGAATATGCTCCGCTGCGCGCTTCCAAAATAAACCCTTCAATAGCTTTATCGAGTTGCATAAGATTGCACACACCTTTCGTTTGAAATTGGTGCAACCCTGATACATTTATTTGCCACATGGGGGTAGGAATTCCGTGCAACGTGCGCCCCTGCACAGACTCGAACTGTGCTCTTCGGCTCCGGAGGTGCAGGGGTACGCAACTTCAAAGAATGTTTGTAATCCTACAATTTATTGGAAAGGACCGTGCACAGGGCTGCTTTATAAAATTGGCAAAGGACTGATAGACTAATACTGAGTATCGGACATTTAGGGACACGCCTCTTTCAAGGGTTTTATTACTTCATTCACACCACGTAAATCAAATTTTGTTTCAACAGGGTTAGCGTTGAACGGTGTAAAGCCAAACAACAGTATTTCGTGAGAAAGAATTTGTTGCAAAGCTTGATTTGGATCTGGAAAGAATAGTGAATCTCCATCTGTTGATCCGCTCATAGATATGGTTTGCGCTTCGTCCTGGTCAAAACGAATCCGGGCAGTAGATAAATCGCTGTTGTATTCAACTGCCGTTTGTGTGCCTACGTTGATGTAAACATTGACTTCATGTTCTTTGCATCGAACAACTAGTGTTGGTAAAAAAGTATCAAGCCAGCCTTGTATTCTGTTTTCTGCGTCAAGAAGAAGATATACGTTCGTCGAATCATCAAATGATGATGGCTCTATATCGCTTTGCCACTTCCCTGTAATCACCGGTGTTGAAGTTGGTTCCGGTGTAGACGTTGATTCTATTGTTGGTGTGCCTCCACAAGCTAAAAGAACAATAACAAATAACCCAATCAACAATAATTTTCTCATCCCCTAAACTACCTCCCTACCCAATGCACCTTAGGCTGTGGCTTCGGTTGTATCCAATGGGGTAAGTTATAAAAACCATGATGTATCTTTCTCCTGAATTTCACCCATGCAATATAGTGGCGAATGGTAGGCAAATCCAATTTGTCAGATTCAAATATTGCTTGTGCAAGTTGCTCATCTATGTGCATTGCGTTGCCTTAGGTTTTTCTTCATGCGAATGAAAGCTAAGATTTCTTCTTTTTCTTGGGGCGTTAGATCATTTGTCTCGTAAATGAGTTGTTGTGTATCATCATCTACTTCAATTGCATAAGGAAATTGATTAGCTAATCGGGGCAAATATTCAGCGGGGTATCCAAGTGCTTCTGATATTTTTGCTAAAGCCTCAACATCTGGTTTTGTTCTTAACCGTTTTTCGTAATCAGATACGGTTGAACGTTGTAGCCCTGTTGCACGCGCTAAGTCCGCTTGTGTCATCCCCCGTTTTTCACGTTCTTTAATTATCCAATCGACCCATAAAAACTTATCTTTCGTATTGTTCATAATTACGAACATTTTGTCATAATCTTCTGAAATGATGGACAACAATCTGTTGTCAGCCCTTGACAAGTTACAAACCTTGTAGTAAAGTTGTGGTTGTAAGAACCTGACAACAAACGGTAGATGAAAAACTACACGAAGGAGTAAAGAGAATGGAAAAACCCGAAATTAAAGTAACCCGTACGTACAGCCTCGACCCTGTTGTGATTGCTTGGGTTACGCAAAAGGCTGCCAGAATGACCATTGAAAGCGACGGGGAACGCGCAAGTGATAGCAAGGTGGTGAACGACATTCTTACGGCCGCGATGTTGGAAGATAAGCGGCTTGAAGTAGGAAAAAAAAACTTCTCAAGCAAATCAAGAACTACAAAAAGGACTAATGCAGTTATTGCGAATTAGTCCCATTTCTACATCAAGAGTTTGATCCTGTCCGAAATTGTGAAACCAAAATGAGCGAAAAAACCTGCCGAAAGTGCAAAAGACTTTTACCGATTGACTGTTTCAGTACAACCTATCAGAGAGCTTTTGGAAAGTCCTACTATGCGTCTTACTGCAAGGAATGTAGAGCAAGTCACGGCAGAAAACAATACAAAGAGAATCGAGAACGGATTATCAAACACGTTATTCAATATCAAAAAAATAATCCTAATGTAAAGAATGCTCACGTCCAAGTTCGTCAAGCAGTTCAAAAAGGAATTCTAACCAGACCAGAATATTGCGAAACCTGCGGAAGAAAAGCAAGGTTGCAAGCACATCATCACAAAGGATATGAAAAAAAATATAGTCTCGACGTGAAGTGGCTTTGCTCAAGTTGTCATCATCGTGTGCACGTAACACGTGATGAAGTAGGTACAAAATGGTTTGGATCGTAATCTTATTTATTCTGATGCTCCTAATCCTATGGCTAGCAATTCACTCCTAATTGTCGTTATCGTGGCTCTCTCAATCGCCTGTCTTTTCCTCCTCTCGCACGAATGGAATAGACGAGAGAAACAAATCTCGGAACTAACCCGCCGGGTCCGAGATTTGGAGAAAGCAAACCTGCTGAGACTGCCGTACAAAAGTTTTGATGAAATCCTGAATGGTATGGCGGCATTAGAAATCTTAGAACGTGAGGCAAATTTCAAGCAGGATGTAATAGCCAATGCCAAAGCCCACTTTACAAAAGCAATGGCGGCGGGTACGAAACGTGAGACGAAATAATGAAACCAAAAAACTTCAATACCTCTCAAAAAGTCAAACACGTATTTGCTTGCACAGGATCACAAGTACACGTCTTTCCGGGCAAAGAATTATTGCGAGTGGGGAAACTTGAATGTCCCGAATGTGGCACACCTATAAACGACATTACCGAAACCACTTTAGGTAAAGCATATTTTGCTTTCGTACGTCCCGATTTAGGAAAATCCAAATGACCACTATCGAACAACTCCAAGCCGAAAATGAAAAGTTGCGTGCTGAAAACGCACAACTCAAAACCCATGCACCGTATGGAATTTTGACACGTGCGGCATTTGAAATCGAGAAACGTAAATCCACCGACGGACAGTTTGTTGTGTTCGGTGACATTGATAACATGCACCAGCTCAATACTCAGTATGGTTACGAGACCGTCAACGAGAAGATTCGCACTGCTTTGCAGGTTCGTTCTGATGATCTGTTGCTCACTGGTTTATGGTTTTCTGGCGATGAAATTGTTTTTATTATCCGCGGTGATGCAGACGGCTTTGTCGAACGTGTACGAAATTCATTCCAGGCTCACGGCATGGGCATTACGTTGGCAGGTTCGCAAATTGTCAACGGTGATGTTGACATAGCCATTGATATTGCCTCAACTAATGTGCAACTGCAAAAGATAGGACGAAAATAAAGGTAACAACATACATGACGCACCTAAAAGCTGAGTGCCTTGATTGCGGGAAGCCGTATAGTGAGTTTGGCTTGGATATGTTGCTACCAGATGAGCAATGGTTGATGATACATCCCGAAAAGGATGGCTTATTGTGTGCTAGTTGCATTGTAAAACGTGCGTCCAAACTACCGGCCGCAATAGTTGTGAAAGCGACCATCGAAAGGAATGTAGAATGAAACCCATAACAGGTGAGGAGTTAGTTGGATGGCTATCCGAGAACCCCAATAGGTACGTCTATCTGAGCGATGATAGGCAGTGGTACATCAGTGACCCTCCACAAGAAGCGCGCCGCAGAATAATACCAGAATCGGTAATTGACCATCTAAGGGTACAGGGATTGTTAATAGACAAATGGCCTCACACGAAGGCTGACGGCAAAGTTTTTAGGCTTCAAAGATGATGCTTTGTGTGTCAAGTATATGATTACCAAAATAAAGGTGCAATTATGAGAAACCCTAAAGACATCACGATCAACGGTAAGCAATTATCCGAGATTTTAGAAGCACATCGAAAATGGCTGTACAGCGAGGAGGGCGGCGAGCGCGCCGATCTCAGCAACGCCGATCTCAGAAGCGCCGATCTCAGCAACGCCGATCTCAGAAGCGCCAATCTCAGAAGCGCCGATCTCAGCAACGCCGATCTCAGAAGCGCCAATCTCAGAAGCGCCGATCTCAGAAGCGCCGATCTCAGCAACGCCGATCTCAGAAGCGCCAATCTCAGCAACGCCAAAAACATTGAACAAGCCGACGCTATCACGCGCATCATTCCAGACGGCGACATTATCGGCTGGAAGAAATGCAACGAGGGGATCGTAAAACTCATCATCCCTGCCAAAGCGAAACGCTCCAACGCCACAGGCCGCAAGTGCCGGGCCGAGTACGCCATCGACAAAGGTCATTTCGATTTCGACGGCAAACGCACGCGCAAGGATTTCACAAGCACTTACGACAGTAGTTTTGTCTACAAAGTCGGCGGGACGATCAAACCAAACGAATGGGACGAGAACCGTTGGGCAGAATGTTCATCTGGTGTGCATTTTTTCATCACCCGGTACGAAGCGGAGAATTACAACTCATGAGCAACACTCTTGCACTCTCTTACGTAACCACCCTCCCTGAATACACCTCTCAGGCAAAGTTTTTGCAATGGCAAATTGAGAATTGGCAGATCCAATACGCACAAGCTGGATCACAAAAAGAGCAAGCCTGGCGCATGTACGGTGAGGCTATTGATGAAGAAATGCCACAGGATGAAATTGAACAGTGGTTCATTATGGCGCAACTGTTTGATGCGATTGCACGTGAAGCATGGGGTGAGTGGCAAAAAGCCAAAGCAGAATTATTGCTCTTACTCAACTAAATCACACGGAGGTATCTATCGAACTATCTATAACTGTCTCTCCACAAAAATTATTCAAACTTTCAAATCAAAAACTAGGAGAAACCAAAATGTTACAAGAAACAAAAGAATTCGACCCCTTTGAAGAGGCAAGCAATCCACCTGAACAGACCTACGATCTTTTCGGAATGGTTGAAATCAACGCTTGGGCTTGTGCGTTTCAAAAAGGTGTAAAGGGCGGCGTACCTTACGATCCCGCGGTACACGAAAAGCGCCATACCATGATTGACATCTTCATTCAACCATTGCCTGAGATCAACGTCAAGTATCCCAAGTCCCTTGAATTCCACGATGTTACATGGTCTGTCTCTTGGTCGAAATTTACTCTGCCTTCGATTAAGGCCTTGGGAATTGATAACGTCCGAGAGATCAATGGCAAGTGGGCACGCGTGGCGCGTGTTCCTAACGGCAGGCAATATCCCGCCAAAGACACGCAGGGCAATCCCACGGGTGAAATGAAGGACGAAACGACGTTCAAGTTTGTCCAGTTTTTCGATACCGAGGATGCTTGCCGATCTGCATACCTAGCCGCTGGTGGGCAACCCAGTGGCAATGGACACAACAATCCTACTTTCACATCAGTTACACCTGAAGATGCTGAAAGAATTCAGGCGCTCAATATCCTCAGAGTTGTTATCAACAACGTTGCTCCCGGTAAATTGAATTTCGCGGAAGTGGAAGAGGCGATCAAGGCACATGTTTTCTATCCGCACGTAGAGAAGTGGTACACGGTTGATAGTGTTGAAACCAGAGAACTCATCACAGAACTCACCGGGCATTTGCCTTTCTAGGTGCGCATCATGGCTTACATAAAATGTGACGGTTGCGGTGAAATCGTGGAAATCCCTGCTGAGCTATGTCCCGATCCTGAATCCATTGCAATCACAGAACCTTATTACTGTGATGCTTGCGAAGTAGAAGAACCCTCAGACCCCTACTCAGTAGTGGGTGACGAAGGCTGCGGGTACAACCGCCTGGATGTGCCATATCCGTATTAGTTTTCGAGGTGGGTAGGTTCGGAAGCCTACCCACCGCAAGCAATTATTCAGGATTTATTTATGAGCACCACAAAGAATCATCAAGTCTGGATTGCAGACCGAACACAAATCAAAATCATCGTTTCGATAGTGAGTGCCTACTGCTATCACTGCCATAAGAATGTTTACCCGGAAGTTATTGTGACGGCATTTTTATCTATGCCTCTAAGTGTATGTCCTACTTGCAGAACTGTAATTCAAGGAAACTGAAAATGACAAAAATGACTTTGCAGGATTTGAAAAATATGTTCCCCCCTCCATCTCCGCACGAAAAACCAGACCGAAACGGCAAAGTGATTCGTTCTCATGCAACTCAAAAGAATCACCGTCACCAAGTCAAACCAGTTTGGTTGCCCGGCGTGGTCAATATCTCACCCGCGCGCTATCGCCATTTGCATAAAGGAAAGAAAAAATAATATGGCGCAAATTACCGCAGTCATAATCGACTCCCGCGAACCCGCATACTTCCAAAACCTAAAGTTTGGTGGCGTGCCTACGATGGTTGCACTCTTAGACACTGGCGATATACAGGCTGTAACTAGCGATGGTTGCACGCTGGTTTTTGAGCGCAAGACTCTCTCTGACTTTTTGAACACTCTTGCAGAGGATAGGCTTTTTCCTCAGCTTGCAAGAATGACTGAAATTGCCAATGCCCAACGTGTTGCAGATGAACCTGTTACTCAGTATTGCTGTCTCATCATCACCGACCCAATCACCGCCGATCACAACGGCAAAGTAATTGCAGAGCGCGGCGTGACTGGATGGTCATTTGCAAGTGTCATGGGGACCATACTGAGTATTCAAGAGTTGGGAGTGTTTGTCTGTTTTGCCAACGGCCAACTTGACTATGAAGATTGTATCTTGCGTATCGGACGGCGCAACCGATCACCGGAAATGCAAATCCTTGCACCACGTACCGCCCGCATGTTGGGGCCTAAGATAGATTTTCTTACCGGAATCTCTGGTATTGGAATCGAACACGCGCAGAAAATCCTCGATTGGTCCAACAACAATCTTGGCCATGCACTAACCGGGCTCACGGATATGGACATCAAATCACCTGTTGGCTTGGCTTTACGTCGCCGCATCCGTGATTTGCTTGGCCTGTGCGACGGTGAGAATTTAGAAATCATTGGAACGCAAATAATAGAACCTATTACACAAGGAGAAAAAGTAAATGGCAACCAAAAATAAATCAACTGCAATTGAACCTATTGCCGCACCACTGGCAATCGCAACCGCGGCCACACGTGAACTCACCCCTGGCATTTGGGCCATGATTGAAAAGATGGCACCGGCCATGTACCGATCCCATTTGTTCGGTGTAACCAGCATCGAACAGGCAGAGGCAATTATGCTGAAGGGATACGAATTAGGGTTATCCATGACTGCAAGTTTTGAACTTGTGCAAGTCATTCAGGGGAAGCCCGCACTTTCACCGCGCGGCGCAATGGCAATCCTACTCAGTAGCCCTCTTGTTGAGGAAATCAAAGTCGAACGCATGACCGATGAAAAGAAAAACTTTCTTGGTTATCGCTGTCACATGACACGCAAAAATGGTTTCAGTTTTGTTGGTGCATTTACTCTTGAGGATGCAAAACGGGCTGGACTTGTGAAACCTGATTCCGGTTGGGCAAAGTATCCCGAAAATATGTGCATGTGGCGCGCGGTAGGCTTTGCCGCTGATGTTGTGTTCCCGGATGTCACCGCGGGCATGACAACGCTTATGAAAGCACCTGAAATGTATGGCGTTGCGCTTACTGAAGGCGGCGATGTGGTGGATGTTGCATCTACTCCCGTGATTGATCCGCTTCAGGAGCTGGTTACTCAGTATGGTGCTGAGGCAGTCATGGCTGCCAACGATGGACAAATTCCCACCAATGGGCAGGTTGCAGAAGTCCGCGCGAAATTGGAAGCGGAGAAAGTTACTCAGTAGTGAATGTATCGGGAACTGGCCCCGTTACAGATTCGGACGATGAGCAAAAAGCAGATAGTAACCAAGACCTTTGTGAACTCCTATAAGTGGTTATCGGGCAAGCGATTTCTTGCAACCCGTTGAGTCGTCCTACGGTGAAATCATGAGCATTTGCAAAAGTCGCCTCCGCAACCGTAAGCGGAAATCATATCCACCTCCGCGCATGTGCCAACAGGTGCGCGGTGAGACTTTCAAAACGTAGAGACTGTTGGCAGGAATTATTGAGGAACTTTTATTATGGCAAGCAAACAAAAGAAAATCAAATTTCGTGATTACAGAAATTATCCTGATGGAATCATGGCAGCTTGTGTTTTTCGGGATGATTACGACGAATTACCAGACGGTGCATTTTTCGCCGTTGCAGAAGAATACGGTTTGACTGATGCATTGATTGAAATGGCTGAATGGGAAACCAAAAATACAGATGTATCGGATGAATAACCATGACCAAATGCAAATTATCCGCTGATAGTGGCGCAATCGCTGTGCAACAACTTGCGCAAAGTGTTGAAAAATTATTGTTGACATCGTGAGGATGAGATGAACGAAGATATTACTAACTTTCCATTGTCATGGCCGGTCAATCAGCCACGAACGAAACCACAAGATCGGGAACGCGCAAGATTCGGAACCCGCGGCGGTATTGGTTATGCTGGCAATTATGTTTCAGGTCGCAAGCACACTATCTCCGAAAGTGCCCGCGAATTAGAACAGGAGATTCGCCGCATGGGTGGAGGCGATATGGTGATTTCATCCAATCTGAGAGTAAAGGCAAACGGATTGCCTTACTCCGGGCAACGTACTCCTGATGATCCCGGCGTTGCTGTGTATTTCCACTGGCATGATCGTGATTTGGTTTTTGCGTGTGACAAGTGGCTTTCGATTGAAGATAACCTTTGGGCGATTGTGAAACACATAGAGGCCTTGCGCGGGCAGGAGCGTTGGGGCGTGGGTTCGCTTGACCAGGCGTTTGCAGGATATGCCGCATTGCCGGACCCAGATGCAAAGCAATGGTTTGAAGTTTTAAATGTTTCTCCCAATGCCAACAATCAAGAAATCCGAAATGCTTACCTTCAGTTGGTGAGGCAATATCATCCCGATCATGGCGGGGATGCAATTCTTTTTGACCAAGTGCAAAAGGCATACGATCTCGCAATGGGAAAAGCCAAGTGACCTATAAACTCTTGCAAGGTGATTGTCTGGAAACATTGAAAACACTGGAGGCAGGCAGTGTGCAAACATGCGTAACCTCTCCTCCTTATTTCGGATTGAGGGATTATCAAACTGCAACTTGGGAAGGCGGTGATCCTGAATGCGACCACACTTATCAAAAGGGTGGGCGTAATCCTGAAACATCGGCAAAGCAGGTTTCTAATGCTGGCACAACTTACAGCCAGTATGAAAAGGTTTGCAAACGTTGTGGCGCGCTTCGTGTTGATGACCAAATAGGACTCGAGGAAACACCCGAAATTTATGTTGAAAAACTTGTACAGGTGTTCCGCGAAGTGCGGCGCGTGCTGAAAGATGACGGGACGCTATGGATTGTAATTGGAGATAGTTATGCGGGAAGCGGAAAAGGAACTGGCGACACTAAATCGAATAATAAAAGCAACGGTGCTTCGCGTGGTGTGAAGATCGGCTCTGTGCATGGTGAGAGTGGTCACACAAGCGGCGTAACTCCACCGATCGGCTACAAGCCAAAAGATTTATTGATGATCCCTGCCCGCGTTGCGATTGCTTTACAGGCCGATGGCTGGTATCTGCGAAGTGATTGCATTTGGCACAAGCCGAATCCCATGCCGGAAAGCGTGACGGACCGACCCACAAAAAGCCATGAGTATATTTTCCTACTGAGTAAGAGCTCAAATTATTTTTATGACGCGGAGGCGATTTTAGAACCTGCTAATTATGACGGGAGCAAGGATACAAAATTCAAAGGATCTGAAAAGTATAAAGATAGTGGCCAGACGTTCGCAAAGCAAGGTCATGAGCGATGGTCAAGGACTATGAAGAACTTGCAACCCGACGGCCAACAGCCAAACACAATGCACCTACGCCGCGCGGATGGATTACCCGATACTGAGTATCCCGCTCGCAACAAGCGCAGCGTTTGGACCATATCCACAAAGCCATACAAAGAAGCTCATTTCGCCACATTCCCGCCCGACTTAATTGAACCCTGCATACTGGCAGGAACAAGCGAAAAGGGAGAATGTCCCAAGTGTGGGCGCGCGTGGGTGCGCGCAACTGAAACTTATGATGAACCAAAAACCAAAATGAGTGGTAGCAAGAAATACCCATCTATAAATCACAATCTTGGAATAAACGCCGATGTGTACAAGAGGAATAAAACGCTTGGCTGGCAACCTCAGTGTGGTTGTTGGGAGTATGCGCCTGACCTACCGATTATTGATGGTGTTGGATTCAAGCAACCTTATGAACCCGTACCGCAAACGGTCTTAGATCCCTTCAACGGCAGTGGCACCACTGGCGCAGTCGCAATCAAGCATCATAGAAACTATATCGGTTGCGAATTGAACCCTGAATATATCGAATTAACAAAACGCCGCTTATCCCGCGTCCAGTATGTCTTGTTCGAGGCGAACCCATGACACGGCAGTGTGGTAAAATTGGCTTTGCTGAGGGTGTTCGTGCTTTTTATTTTTGCCAACAAACTGCCGCTATTTACGGAAAGCCCGAACCCCTCAGCAAGGCGATGGCAAACGTAGGTAGCGGCATTTTGTATGGGAATCTATAAATGACCATGACAACTAAATCAACATTCACCGCGAAAGTTAAAACACCCTCAACTTTACATTCGGATTTGATTTTACAAGGAATCAGTGATCCTGATGCGCGCACTCTTGCAGATGCGTTTGCTGATGAAAATCCAAGCCTGTTTATTGATGGCATGGAAAAGCTATCTCATGCCCTCAGTGTCACGCGGGAGGCAACCAGCTACGGGATACCAGCCGCGCAACCCTGGACCCGGATTTGGATAGACATCATTGGAATCCCCGATATTGATAAAGCGTATCGGGATGCACTCAATATTTATGAGCAATCTCTACGCAGCACCATTGAGCGCGCTATTGTACAATGTGGAAACGCTCACCGCGCCGCACAAACCCAAACACAGATCAAAGCATCGAAACATATCAAGACGTATGAAATCCTCCAGCTTATCCAAAGCCGCGGGCACTCGATTCGATTGAATCTCTGCCGTGGCATCGAAGATAACGGGCGCATTATGTCAAATGGGGATTATGCAGACATTAGAAACGAAATGAGAGATTTAAAAGTAAAAGGTATGGATCACGTTTCAGATGTAATTTTAGCAACTGCACAGAAGAACGCATACCACCCGGTACAGGATTATCTAAACGCTCTGACGTTCAATGGCGGCGATCCCATTGGAGAACTGGCAGGTTATTTTTATAGTGAGTATGGCATGTTTCCAATGTTTTTGCGCCGGTGGCTAATTGGCGCGTGCGCAAAAGTTATGGCGGCTGAACAAAATCGAATGTTGGTTTTGGATGGTCCAAAAGGAATCGGGAAAAGCCACTTTGCTTTATGGCTTGCATCGCCTCTACCCGCCTATCACATCGAAGAGGAGCTAGATACCCGCGACGAAGATAATAAACGCCGCTTGGCTGAATTCTGGATTTGGGAAGTAAAAGAACTTGGTTCATCCATGCGAAAAAGTGATTGGGAATCCATGAAGGGATTTCTCACACAACGCACGATTGCGTTTCGCCGCAAGTATGACAAGGTAGATACCATTCAACCCGCGCTTGCTTCTTTCATTGGCACGATCAATAACGAAGAGGGATTTATGCCAACAAGCGACAGGCGATATTTTGTGGAGCGCATACTGAGTATTGATTGGGAGTATACGAAGCTAGATATACATCAAATTTGGGCGCAAGCCATGATGCTTTATTTATCCGGTGAAAGCTGGCAACCAACTACAGAAGATGAGCGCAAGCAGATTGATATTATCAACGAAGAGTACCGGGTTATTGATCCTGTTGAAGAAACAATTAAAAAGTTTTTCAAGATTGACGCTAAAAATCAAAACTGGTGGTTGTCATCACTGGAAATCATGAGCGTTTTAAAAGACCCACTGAAAGGAAATTTGCGCGTGGGTTCTGAAATTGACATGCGGAAACTATCGCGCGCACTCACAAAACTTGGATTGGATAAACCCAAACAGAAGCGCACAGGAACAGATTTGATACGTGGATATTACGGAATTGAACATTTGCCATAAGGAGAAAAAAATGACTGAAAGAACTGTGAAGATTTTTGTTGGATCGCCTCATGAAGTAGAAACAGCAATTGACCAATGGGTTGCGCAGAATAAAGAGAACGGAATTGAAATCATATCAATTTCACAGTCCCTGCAAGGCGAATCTCAAGTGATGGTTGTCACTGTTTTATATCAACTCAATGATTTGTAGTGTAACAGATGTAACAGATGTAACAGGTATTTTACATTAAATACCATTTAATTATTTTATTTTTTTGAAAAGTCCTTAAGCTGTATCCGTTACATCTGTTACAAAAACGACTTTTACTCTACTTTTCATAAAAAGTGTAACAGATAGAAATTAAATTATTTGTAAGACATTTTCGCATATTCATTTTATTAAGCAATTTCGCATAAGGATTATTACTCATGAACATTATATATAATTTTGCAAAACAGTTTATAGAGTTAGGTATCAGTGTCATGCCTTTGTACCATCGGAGCAAGGAACCAATGTTACCTGCGTGGGGTCATCTCCAAACCCAACAACCTGATACTGAGTACCTTGTACAGTGGTTTGCAACTGACTGGTGCAACTATGCAGTGATCTGCGGGTGGTGCAATTTGGTAGTGATTGATTTTGACAACATGTTTTACTTTGACATTTGGCGCGAGTGGTGCGGCATGTCATCTGATACTCAGTATCTCTCTCAAGCATTCCAGGTGCGCACACGGCAAGGAATGCATGTTTATGTTTGCACTGAAACGCCGGCGTGCAATGATAAGCGCATCAGTATCAAAGGTGGTATAGACGTACAGGCGCAAGGAAAGTATGTGGTTGGACCTTTATCAACTCATCCCAGCGGACACGTGTATGCACCAATTGGTGAGTTGGTATTTCCTGTCGTTGCAAACATTGAGACAATCCTACCACTTGATTTGTTTCCACGGGTGGCACATGAGCAGACGGTTTTCAACGGCGTTGCACCTGAATTTGCAACAACCAATACTGAGTATCAGACGTTTGATGCTTACCAAGCGGCGATGTTCCCAAGTGCAATGGATCTGATTGCAAAAGTCAAATCCAGAGTACGAATTGAGACACTTTTTGCCGGCGTGCAACGTTCCAGTGCCGATGGCCGATGGTTGAAAGCCTTATGTCCCTTTCACGCCGATGCGCATCAATCAGCCTGGATAGATGTTCAACGACAACTTGCAGGATGTCAAGTTTGCGGGATGAAACCCATGGACGCGATAAACCTATATGCACGAATGCACAATGTAAATGAGTCTGTGGCAGTGTCGCAGCTCGCAGAAGAGTGCGGAGTATGGCGATGAAAATATACAACATTTGTTTACATGATGAATGGGGCGGGCTTTTCCGTTGTGATTGTGGAGGCATGCGATTTGCACAGGTAACGGATATTGAGCAAGGCGCATTAGGCTATGAAGTGTTTGAGTGTCGTTATTGTCATGCCTGTTATAGATGCAATATTACCGGCGAAATCCCCGTGGAAGAACTAGGAGTGCAACGATGAAACAATTATCCGGCTTCCTGTTGATGTTGGTTGCAATTGGCACGTTGGTTGTGTTGATAGTGAGATAGGTCAAAATGAAAATCAATCCTGAATGGGCGTATCTAGTTGCTTGGGTGATCGTGTTGTGGCTGGTGTTCCGATGATAAATTACACGCTGCATTTTTCAGGACAGCAAATTGATTTACTCTTTTGGGTAGAGAATGGATGTCCAGGTATGGATACAAAAGATGGGCAAGAAAACCTAAACAGAATGTCATTCATTCGCAATGTCTCTAAGTTGATTCATTTGGGTTACACAATCAATCAACATCCGAAATCCCCGGCTTATCTTCTCACTGAGAAGGGAGAGATATTAGCCTGGTTCTTGCACATGGAGTTGCAACGATGAATAATTCTTTAATCCTCACTGGTACGCGCGGCTCACTCACGGATGATGACGTGAGAAAGTTATTGTATGAAATTGTCAATCATCCAACTCTTTGCAAATGGCAAAAACTCAATTGGTTAGATGCGTTGCAAGTTAAGACATCTAATTGCCATGAACATGGATTAGCAGCAAACATCATCGAAGATATTTGCAACGAAGGTACGCATTTGCTGTATCCAAGTTGGAAAGGTCGCCATGGGGATTGGGTGAGTGTGGAACGATGAAAAAAGTTATCTTTGTCCTCATCATTGCATCGGCGCTCTTACTCAATTACATCATGCACAAATCTAATGCGCCGGCATTTGCACAACAGCAACCTACTGAGTATGCCGCTGTTAGTCCTACGTTCATCCCTACGCGAACCATTATTCCAACGACAACGATTGGCTACGAGTCCACTCTCGCCATTGCACAGTCAACAGCTGATGAAGCAAGAAGAATCAATGCACAAGTGACAAGCGAAGCGGAGCAAAGATTACTAAGTTATGCTCAACTCACTGCTGATGCTGATGCGCGCGCCCATGAGGTTGCCATGTGGACACAGATTGCAGGTGCCACAGTGATACCGCTTACAGCAACCGCGGCAGTTGTTGAGCGCACGCAAATTGCAGCCGCGCAAAATATAGTTGCCGCTGGATACACACAGCAAGCTTACGCCCCTACTGAGTATGCGGCGATGGTACAAGGGCAAGCGACCGCGCAATTTGCCACGATCAACGAGATTATAAAAATCATAGCGATGATACTAACGTGTGTATTCTTGCTCGCCGGGATCTCCTACTTTGTGCGTCATGCGCCGCGCGAGGAAGTAGAACAAGTTGAACCTGTTGCAACTGAGGTATGGATACGCAGCGAAAAAGACAATGGGGCAAAGTCAACACTCTTGACCGTCCCTTGCACCGCAGAGCAACTAACCGAACTTGCCGAACTTGCCGCCAATGGAGAAAAGAAGTTTGGCATAAACAGATTAGAGCAAACCAGCCGCACGTTTCGCAGCCAACGCGAAACCCTCATCTTGGTACGGCAGTTTTTCGTTGAAAACAAAATGGTTATCCCTGACGCAAATGGCACAGTGACACTTAATGCCGATGGCGAGGCGTTTCTTGCGGGTTGGTTTGAAAGTCATCAATTGCCCGATGAATACGAGTTTACAGAGGCAGAAACGGCAAAACCTGAAAATCAGGTTGCCGATAGTGAACCTGTGTCTTTGTAACGACTTGTTACAGCACACAGAATTTAGGAGATTAGCGACTATGGCACAAATTACAGGTAAAGCAAGAAAACTTGCTAGAGAGCTTCTACGCAAGAATCGGCATGGGGCATCCTGGCGAGTAATTGCTCATGAGGTTTATGCCGATCAAATCAATTACGCAACACTCAATAGATTTGCGAAAAGCAAAGGTACATGGATACCGAAAGATGATTCAATTCTGATTGTGCTTGAATTGAAAAAGCCACACGTACCAAAACCAAAGCCAATCAAGAAGAAAATCGCGGCAATGGCGAGACAAACCCGGCTGGATTTGGGATTGCAAAAGTGAAATCAAACCTCCTCTGCTACCTCCCCCTCCGCTATCATGCGCATGTTTTAACATGGTTATGATGGATATTCCCGGCTTTTGGGTACAAATCATGGCAAACGAAAGACTGGGGCAGGGGCCCTCTCACACGTGAAAGGAAAATAAAATGCTACCACCTCTAACAGTTGTCAGACAGAATTTGCAAGTTATCAAAAGCTTGAGACTTGGATTAGGATATAGATTATCCATGAGAAGCCAAAGAGAATGGGAAAAGATTGAACAGGAAGAGCGCAAAAAAGCTATGGCGATCAAGCAGGCGCAACGACTGATTGAATGGTCCCACACTGAATATCAGGCTGCATTGAACATACACAGGCGCAATATAAAACTCTATGCCGAACTCACTTTGAATTGGAGTCCTGAGCGCGTCTTATCCAAGCATAAGGACTTTGCTGCGCTATGTCAAACGTTCCGGTCCGATGCCATGTGGCGCATGTTGTCACGCAAGGAACGGAAGTTTATCGCGGATGCAGTTATACAGGCGCGCGGTAAAATTGTAAGTTAATAAACTATTGCTTTAGAAAGGTAATGATATGTTTTGGATTTTTCTTTTTATAGCGATTTTTGGTCTGGCAGAATCGAAAAATGCAGTCGAACAAAACAACCCGGTTAGTAAGTTTTTAGGGTTGTTGTTTAGCATAATCGGCATACTCGGAATGTCTTATTATGCCGGGCTTTGGAGTTTCTAACTGGTAACGGATTCCGTTATTACAATGAACTCACCCGCTGCAGATCCCATTGCAAAGTTATCTCCGCGGCAAATGGAAATCGCCGCGCTTCTTGTACAAGGAAAAAGTTACGAACAGGTTGCAACAATACTGAGTATCAGTCATGAAACGGTGAAATGGCATGTGCAACGCGCGTGTCAAAAAATGGATTTAGAGAATAGAATCCAGTTGATTGTAACGTTTGCACGATGGCAAATGAAACAAGAGGTAAATAATGGGAGCAATTCACTATAGACCACGTGCGCCCGGCAAAAATCAAATGATGATTGAATCTATAAAAAATGAATTTGATGCCGGTGCAAAACTTGTAGAAATCAAAACGGATAACGCTTTTCGACTTCGCAAGAAATTATATAATCTTTCTAAAGAGCAGGGTTTATTATGGAGGTTTGCGACAACAAGTGGAAGTGTTTTTATTAGCAACCCTGTAACTTTTCCCTCAGGATAAACTACACCTTTAGGTATTCCCCTAAAGTGGTAAGTCCCTCTATGATTAGAGGGACGTTGCATTTAATCAGACTAATGGAGGTTGCTATGAAACGAATTCTTGTATTTGCACTTGGTATGGTTTTGCTCGTTGCCTGTGCGCCAACCGCACAGGGTTTGGCGCAATTGCCAGACGAAGGACGGTTACTTGTTCTCATGTTAGTGACTGCGGGTGTGACTTGGGCGCTGCTGAAACTAAGTTTTGCTTTTCATGTTGATCTGTCTGGATACGCCAACGTAATTGCCGCCACACTTGCACCGATCATCGTGGTTGTAATTGAAATATATCTCCGGCTCATTCCATCGGTATTCGATAATCTGGTACTCAGTATTATCCACTTGCTTGTTTTACTCGTTGGTTCCGTGGGCACGTTCTTTTTGTTCAAGCGCAAAGCTCCAAGTTTGCTATGACCGATGGATGAGAAAAAAGAAATTCGTCGCGCGATTGTTTTATATGTGGACGAGGTGCTAACAACCATCCCAGATATTACCGAATCATTTGGACAACCGCGGCGCAATGTGCGTCTGGAGATGAGCAAGCAGCAGGCGATTAAGTTACGAGATCAATTGGACGCGCGGCTTGCACAGGATTCTCCCGGTTCGATTGTTGTGCAACTCAAGGGACACATGACGATTTAGTTATGGAAACAACTACTTCTAAAAACGTCTTTCTAAAATCCCTTACACGCGAGGAGCAACTAGGCACGTTGTTTGAGTGGTGTCAATCTAATACCTCGCGCCAGGCTAAGGACATAAGAGAACACGATGGAATCAAGAAAGAGATAAACCTTCTGAAGGGTGAAATTCAGGGCATTGGTCGGCGCAACAATATCAATCCATCTCTAACGACTTCGCAGAAAATAGATGTGCTTATTACGAAAAAGAACGCGGGTTGGATTTGGTATCGAGATAAGGTACTTGCTCCAACACTATCGGCAGTTCACACAATTATTATCTTGTATATTTTGTATTCAGCTTTCGGAGGGAAAATTCCATGAACTCTGTGCAAATCGCTTACGGTGTTTTAACGGCCGTTTTTGTGTTGGCGGTCATTTATACAATTGTTGCCACTCGCAATCCACCGAGGAAATAATGGCACAGATTAAGATTCCACCAGTCTATGATGTGTCCCATTGGAAAGAGATCCCGGATTTCAAACTCGTTGCACCGCGTCCAATATTGTTTATCACTAAGGCCACGGAGGCACATCCCGGTGCTGCATATAGTCACACCGATGACAAGTTCTTGCGCTTTGCCACGGGCATGATGCAAATTGGTTGCATACGTGGCTTTTATCACTTCTTCAGGAAAGCATGTGACGCGGTCAAACAAGCAGAGCACTTCATCAACATCATTTCAGCGATAGACATACTGAGTACCGATTTGCTCATTCTCGATTTCGAAGAGCCATTATCCACTCTTGAAAACCAATTGATGACGCCGCGCTTGTGGGCATGGTTTGAACGCGTGAAACATGCGTTTCCTAAAAACCTGTTGATGCTCTATTCAAGAAAAAATATTCTCGATGCCATTGCCATGACCAACGCCGAAAAAGAATACTTCAAGAAAATTCCCACGTGGACCGCTGGTTATCCATTTCTGCCGGATCTGTATTCTGTAATTCCCAGTGCATATATTCCAGACCAATCCAAATGGGGCACGCCGGGATTATGGCAGTATGCAGAAAATGGAGTCGTAAAGGGCATTCAAGGTGCAGTGGATTTGAACCTTATCACTCCATTTTTTCTAAATGCAATTGGAAACAACATTATAGGAGAAACTATTATGACAAACTACACAGGCAAATGTACTTCTACCGCGAAAGTCTGGGCTGATGCCGGAGATGTGAGAGTGTATCCTGATGTTTCGTTGGGCGCGGCAATCAAGGCTGATAGCATAAAAATCGTATCAGGTACGAAATATATTCATTTGACATCACCTATTGTCGGATGGAGTAAAGCAGAATGGTTTGCTTACAGTGAAGTTGTGACACCAATGTTTCCTCCTTCTCCTCCGCCGGTTGTGACGCCAACATTCCCGCCTGAAATTGGAATCACAATTGGGAATGAAACGAAAACCTACGTTATAAAGCCATGACATTCCCCGATGTTGTTACCGCGTTTGAGAAAACATATATTCCAAAGGGCATCTCTCGGTATCGCTTTGCATGGGATGATGAAAATCCAGATTGGGATTTCAAATGTCGTACGCAATCATCTGATTTCATTGGTCCCGAAAACCCGCCGGCAGTGATTCGGTTTTACCCATTCATGCGTGAAGGTGCGGGAGATTTTAGGGTGAACTTGGCAACTCCCTATGATTGGAAAGATGCAATCATTGCCATGAACGATGGCAATGTGCAAAAGTTTGATTATCTCATCGGTTCATCTCGTGCGCAGTTCAACACGACAGGCTGGCCCAAGATGGCGTACGTTGGCATGTGTGGAAACGAAATCGAGGTTTTAGAACGCATCGGAGATTGGTACAGGTTCAAGACCCTGAAACAAAGTGATGTGACAGGATGGACAATTGCAAATGATCCAAAGTTTATTCACAGGTTCGCGTGCGTCACTTGGGATGTTGCAACCAAAACCACCAAACGGATCCTCTCCACTGGCACTGCGCGCGGGGATGTGTTCTATCCTTTGATTACCGTTGAAGGCTATGCCTATATTCCGGTTCGACATGTGGTGAGGATGTCATGAAAAAAAAGATGAATCCAAACTCACTTGCAAATTTGCAACCCGGACCCCCGGCACCGATAGGCAATAAATACCGTGCCATGTCAGCACAACGCCGTGCACGCATTCAGCAACTTTGCACAATGGAATCAGGTCAATTAACAAATCTAAAGGGGAAAACAGTTTACGATGATATGATCATTAGGATGTTGAAAAGTAAGAATCCAAGAGATCACGAATTGATTATGAAAGCAGATGCACCTGGGTTACTGCGAGATGAATTAAATGTCAATGCTACTCTGATGAAATGGAGTGATTTTGTTAACAGCGACACCGACCCTGACACCGAAACAGATAACGAAGAATCCTGAACGGTTTGCAAGCAACTTCCTGAAGATACTGGATAAGAAAAAGGAACTTGTCCCACTTCGATGGAACAGAATGCAACGGCACTTTCACGCGCACCGAACCGGGCGGGATTTGATTCTGAAGGCTCGGCAGTTGGGATCATCAACCTATGTGCAAGGGGAATTATTTAGACGGGCAGTTACAAAAACTACAACAAGCATAACCCTTACTCACCATAATGATTTGACCGATAAAATCCGTATGATGGTGGATAGGTTTTATGACAATTGCAAATTTGGGGATTTGCAGCCACAAAGAAAATACGCCAATGCCTCTCTAACAACTTATCCAGATTTTGATAGTTCGTGCACGATTGGTACAGCGGGTCATGTTTCTATTGGTCGTGGTGATACTTATACTGATTTGCACGGCTCGGAAGTTGCCTTCTGGCCGGACGCCGAAAGCATCATGGCCGGTGCAATGCAAGGTGGTAATCCTGATGTAATTTTGGAATCCACTCCTAACGGTGCACTGGGATATTTTTATGAGTTGTGCATGGAAGCGTACCGAGGTGAGGGGGTATGGACACTCCATTTTTATCCGTGGTGGTGGGATGAAGAGTATGCATTGGCATTGTCCGATGGTGAGGTTTTATCCTATACCGATGAAGAGCAAAAACTTGCAGATGCCCATGGATTGACGCAAGAACAAATCAAATGGCGGCGAAATAAGAAAAAGGAACTCAAGCATTTATTTGTACAGGAGTACCCCGAAGATCCAATTACTTGTTTTCTGACTTCTGGAAGTTCGTACTTTGGCGAGAACATTGCAAAGATGTTCAATGCTCCGATGAATGTCAAATACAATCCCGATCATGAATATTTCGCAGGTTTAGATTTTGGTCAATCAGATGACTATACCGCTATGCCGATTTTCGATAAGACAACGAAACGGCAAGTAGATTTATTTCACGACAACAAGATGGCGTGGAAAGAAATCAGACGCAGAATAAGAATCACTTTATTTGAGAAGTGGTCACATGCAATTTGTGTCAATGGACATTTCATTGCAGGAATTTGGAACCACGAGGAAAAGAAAATATACAATGCTTGCCCCCAATGCAAAGCACCCATACTGAGTATCAGGAAGCCTCGATTAGGGGCTGAAACCAATAATGTAGGTAGTGTCAACATTGAAGCATTGCGTGAAGATGGAATTGAAATCATGGAATTTACTACAAGCAACGCAAGTAAATCAGAGTGGGCGGGTGATGCATACGATGCCTTTGATACAGGTGGTTGGCAATTGCAGGATTATCCCGTGCAACGACAGGAATATACAAACTTTGTTTCTAGTCAATTACCTTCCGGTGTGTGGAGGCTCGCCGCTTCTGGCAATGGACACGATGATACGGTTATGGGCGGTTTGATTGCACTGCAAACTGCGATCACGCCGATACAAATTTTCTAATGATTATTCTATTTTTCATTCTTGGTTTTATTGTTGGTGTAATCTTCACGGTTACCTTATTGGACAGAATCATTATGGTTACGAGAGAAACCTATAAAGTGCGCTGCGATGGCGGCGAACCAGGAGCATAGAATATGACTGAACAAAATCAAGGTGGCTTGTGGGTGCCGGAAGTGGCATATGTTGATATGCTTAGGGATGGATGGATTTATAGATTTATCAGATTTATAGGTGATAGGTTTATTTTGCTTGGCGCATGGGTGAAATCATTTGGTTATTATCAGGTAGAAATTCATCCAAAAGAATCCCTGTTGGAAGCAATGAAAAAGATAAAGGCAATTCGCAATGACTGAACAAATGCAAATCTTTTACGGAATTTGGATACCTGGTACTGGCTGGTTGCGCGGCGATGGTGAGCGGGCACTGATGTTCACGGAGAAAGCAGTTGCACAGGAAACCGCGCGGCGCGTTGGGGCAAATGCTAAAGTATTTTTTATAGATAACTCTCTTGTGGATATTGAGGCAAAACTATTGGAAGCGGAAAAGGAAAGTGTAAAAAGTTTTACTTTTCGATTTTGGACCGGGTTCAAGGAGAAATCATAATGATAATAACCTTGAAACAATTCAGAAAAGAACACAAAGAGGAAATCAAGGGGAAAAAGATTTTGCTTTGTGAACATCTAAAGAATAAATCTATTGACAACGTAGATATAAATTTATGGCTTGGTGATAATACCCGTTTGTTATTGTGCCCGGTTTGTCAAAAGGTTATGGTGGGTACTGCCTTTACGTTTGTTGACAATATTCATTCCAAACTTGTTCAGATATTCGATATTACAAAGGGTACAGAATATACAGAGTGGCTCCAAAAAGCAGGCAAGGAGAAATCATAATGGCATACCTCGAGGATTTAATCGTCCAATCACAGCAAGCCGCCGGGCAATCCATGTTTGTCAATCAATCATCGGTGGGTTTGCCGCGCGGCATGGCGTATTCTAGTTTCTATCCAGAGTGGGAAGTGACCACACCGCAATACCAAACCCCCAATCCGTACGCCCTCGCGCAAATGGGATATAGGGTGAATGAGCTGGTATTCACTTGCATCAACGTACGCGCGGATTCGGTGAGCGAGGCACCATTGCAAATTTATAGGGATGATGACAAAGAAATGATTGCTCATCATCGCATTAGTGAATTACTTTCTAACCCATGCCCAGGTGTAAGTGAACAAACGTTTTGGAAAGTCACTGAAACGTATTTGGGTATCGCCGGGTTTAGCGCATGGGAGAAAGAGCGCAACAATCGAGGGGAAACAATTCGACTATGGCCGATGCGTCCCGACTGGTGCAGCTTCCTGCGAGGGCAACAAAAGCCGATACGCGCCATTCGCTATCAGCCCTACGGCTTGCCTTATCTAGACATCGCTATTGAAGATATATTGTTGTTTCAGTATTTTGATCCACTGTACCCATTGCTAAAACCATTTTCACCAACGATGTCAGCACTGGAAATGATCAACACTGACAACAATATGACGATCATGCTGCAAACCTTTTTGAAAAATGGCAACTTCTTAGGAGGCATACTGAGTACTGAAAACCAAGTTTTGCAGAATGCAGAGGCAGAAGTTTACAAACGCCGTTGGCAGGAATCCCACGGCGGCGCGGCAAACGCGGGTGAAATTGCGGTAATCGGGAAAGGGTTGAAATTTCAAGCCACATCCAGCAGTTTCCGAGATATGGTTTTCCCGGAAGTTGACGCACGTAGTGAGAGCCGGATCTGCATGGTGTTCCGCGTACCTCCGATCCTTATCGGTGCAAAGGTGGGGATTGATAGGAGCACGTTTGCAAATTACAAAGAAAGTCGAGAATCATTTTACGAAGGTGCAATTTCAAACGAATGGAAATATCTCTCAGGAGTGGCAACGGATCAGTTGCTTCCTGATTTTGAAAGTGAACCAAAATTATTTGTCTGCGGTTTTGAAACCAAAGGGGTAAAGGCATTGCAAGAGGATAGAACCTCGCAAGTAGACCGTGCCGATAAAATGTATCGTGGCAAATGGGCGCGAATGAATGAGGCGCGCAAGGAAGCAGGACTTGACCCGATTGAAGGTGAAGAGGGGGAAGCGTTTTATCAGGAGGCGGAAAAACATGAATTACCAGATGGTGAAACTGTTGAAGGTGATGAAGTGCCACCAATGCTGCCGGAACCTAAAAAGACACAGGAGGAAATTGATTTGCAAGATGCTGAGGAAAAGAAATATCGCTCATTTGCCAAGCGGCGAATCAGGGAAGGCAAGTTTGACGATCTTCCTGAATATGAATTCAAATACCTGCCACCCCAACGGCAGAAAGAATTAGTGCATGAGTATGTTGGACAGGCGGTGATTGTTTCGTTGAAAGAAGCGATAAATGAAACTTAAATCAATCAGGCTTATAGAAGATGACGGACGTTATGAATTAATCTTTGATTTTGACAACAACTGGCATATGTCAACCAGTATAAAAAAGGGCATCGATCTGGTTGATGTAATGAAATATTTACGTGCTCTACATAATGCAATGGAGGATGAAAACGACAAAATGAGGCGTGATAAAAAATGAACTTCGCTGCTGTGCAACGGGCACTAGATTACCTGAGCGACAACGGTATTCCTTTGCCATCAGAACTTACTTTGCAATTGGAAATGAAAGGCTTTCGCAATTTCGTTGCCAGTCGTGCAACTAAGCAAGCAGAAGATATTTCAGATATTAATGCTACGTATCATGATGCAATCACAGATATACTAACTGACTACTTCGAGAATAGTGGTGCAATTTCAGGACCTAAAAACGATTTCAAAAAAGTCATGGTAGAGGCATTTGGATCTGCTTCCGATGCCGGCTGGGTAGACGGTGGGCAAGAGTTGCCGTTGGACGATGATGCACTGGAATGGTTCAACGCGCGTGTGAGTGCGGAATTTGGATTTATTGATGAGCTTTTCCAACAAGCGAAAGAACTTCGCAAAGAAGAAGATTTCGATTATTTCTCATGGGTATCGCAGAAAGCAGATGGTTATACCGCGGCGGTTATGTCAGTTTATAATGCGGCATTGATGCTTGCGAAAAAAAACCAAATGCTAACCTGGAATTTAGGTGGCACGGAGAAACACTGTGACACTTGCAAAAGTCTTGATGGCAAACGTCACCGTGCCTCTTGGTTTATCAATCGTGACTACATTCCCCGCAAACCGGGAGCTGCTATGTTGTGCGGTGGATATTATTGTGATTGCGAACTTTCTACAGATGATGGCGAAGTAATTACAATCTAGGTACTCAGTATGGCTAATAAACTTCTGGACATTCAAACTGATGCCCGCCAACTTGCGAAGATAAAAACCAAGTTGGAAAATTACCCTCCGTTTGTAATTCAGGAAGGCTTGGAGAGTGTCAATACGTTTTTGAATAATGACCAAATTAAAATGTCTATGTACCCAGAACAGAGCAATGAGCCGTTTTTATGGTCATCGGATAAACAGAGGCGCGCGTTTTTTGCTTCCAATGGGTTTGGGCGCGGTATCCCAACCAAACGAACATATGAACTGGCGCGCTCCGGTGATTTTGTTGTGAAAAAGCAATATAGCTCTATATATATCGCCTACCAAAACGCCGCACCTTATTTCAAGTGGGTGCAAGGGAACTTCACTCAAATCATCGGACATCTCACGCGCGGTTGGAAACCAGTAAATACTTTTGTTGTGGACAACAGCGCGGTAATTATGGAGCGGTTCAGAAGCGGCATCAAAGGTGCATGGGATAGGATGAAAGGATAGTTATGAGTGATAGTAATGTGCAAATAAATTTTGTTATGGATGTCGAGAAACCGTTGCGAATAATTAAGTACACTATTGCAACGATGGAAGAAATTCAGGAAAAATTTATTAATAGAATTACAGCCGAACAAATAGAGTATGACCAATGTGCCTACGGACTATAACCCCAATACTGAGTATCGTTCTGTAACTATTTGACAATTGACAATTTTATAATTCCTACTGTAAAATGTTTTTTGGAGAGAACACGCGTTAGTTAACAAGGCAGATGCCCTATATAGACCACGTGTTCCCGATAAATTGAATATTTCAGCTAGACGTTAGATAATTTCGTTGTCGAAATTGACGCCTACGAGTGCAACAGGTTTTCGCCTGTGCTTCGTAGGCGTTTTTTATTTGGAGAAATTGCCATGCCGTACAAACTTTCAGAAGATGGCTTATCGGTCCTAAAAGAAGATGGAACATTGGTCAAAAAGCATGATAGCAAAGAAAAGGCTAAAGCGCATCTTGGAGCATTAGAAGCCAATGTTGAGGATGCAAAGAATATGAAAATCGGCGCGGCGATTTCTGCGGCGAACATGAAAAAGATTCAAGGTGCACACGATGCAATGGTAGAAATGGGCGCGGCATGTGGCGAAAGTGAAAAGTCAATTTCTGCCTTGAAATTTATTGATATGTATGAAGTGGGAGGGGTTGAGTACGCTAGGCAGGAAGGGTGGGATATATCAAATGCTTGTGCGGCTTTGAATATGCTTACTAATATGTGGGATATACAAAATGCCGAAAAAACCAACGTATCGAAACTAGCTGTAATCATGCGGGGCATCGTTGATTTCATCAAGATTGAAATAGACGAAATGGAACAGGCTATTCAATCCGTTCCTGCTAAATCATTTGCAATTCCAAAACACAAAGACTTGAATCTGTCTTATGTGAAATCTATCGGCTTGGATAGTACAAAATCAATGGCAGTGAAGTTTACCGGCTTGAATGAGATCAAAGGGTATACGTTCCTGTGGGGTTCTCCCAAACTTACTGATGTTGAAATCGAATACTTTACCAATGACACGGATTTTTGGGATGGCACACTGGGGAAATCTGCCAGACCTTTAACATGGGATCACGCACAAGATGAAAGTTTCAAAGCCTCCCCGATTATTGGCAGTATTACTGATTTTGGTGATGACGATATTGGGCGTTGGTATGTGGCAAAGCTGGATACATCTCATCAGTATAGACAAGCAATTGACGAACTTATTAAAAAAGGTGTGCTTGGTACATCTTCCGATTCCGCTCCTCAATATGTTATCAGGGAGCAAACTGGCAAATCTACTTGGCTGAGACAATGGCCATGGTTTGCCTCCGCATTAACAAACACTCCGGCAGAGCCGCGCATGATTGGCTCTTTGGAGTTTTTGAAATCTCTTGGCGTGCAATTACCAGATGCAAATGAAAATCATTTGCGGTTTGAGCATCAAAAGAGACAAGCAAAATTACTCGAATTGAAATATCACATTGAAAGGTAGGTAAGTTCTAATGGATATAAAAGCAATTAGAAAAGCCTACGATGATGTTTTGGGAAAGATCAAGACTCTCGAAGGCGAAATTGGAGATAAAACTCCAAATGAAGATCAAACGAAAAGTTATGATACTTTTCTTGCTGAAGGTCAACGATTGGCGAAAGACATTGATCGTTACAACGCCGCGCAAGAACTGAAGCGTTATGGTGACGAATCGCAAGGCTCCCAAGTCGCTGCGACCTTTGGACGTGAAACCCTGCCCGGTGAAGGCGATATTCCCGGTGTAACTGTTGATCCGCAAACTGGTGAAATGTATGCCGTTCCTGGTCAGTTTAAAAGTATGGGACAAAAGAAACTTGATGCGCTGAAATCCGGTGCATATAAGGATGCCCAGGCTGATTACATCCGCTCCGCTGGTTTAGGTCGTTCAATGAAGAGCGACGCGATGAAGGTACTGAATGAAGGTTCAGACCCGTCTGGTGGTTTCTGGCTTGCTCCTGATTATCGCCCTGAATTGGTAAAGAAAATCGGAGCGATGTCTACGGTTAGACCTAACGCGCGTGTATACACGACCGGTACCGATCACATTACATTTCCAAGTGTGAATTACAACGGCTCCACGGTTGATGATGCGTCCGCGAATTTGTTTACCAGCGGTGTGCGTTTCAGTTGGCGCGGTTCCAATACGTCAACGTCTGATATTTCTGAAGCAACAAACCCAATCGCCGGACAGATCAGTATTCCGGTGCATCTGGCAACCGCTGCAATCATCATGACCCGCGAACAGCTTGAGGATAATAGCTTTGATGTCATGGGGTATATCAGTGAGTTGGGTTCCGAAGCTTACGCACTTGGCGAAGAGTCAGCGTACACGAATGGAACGGGCGCAGGTCAGCCGCGCGGCTTCCTGTCTCACCCGTCAATGGGAATCGCATACAGCACCTACTCAGTAGTCGCTGGTGTGACCTACTGGGGTAATCAAATCCTTTCCGGTACTACTACCATTGCATGGGGTGGCACAACCACGGGCATCATCGGCGTGGAAGCGCAACTGCCGATGCAGTACGAAACCTTTGCCAAGTGGTATGCAAATAAAACCACCTTTGCCGCGTTGCGTTCTATCAACGCTGGCACTGCCACTCTGCCTCAGTGGTCGCTTGGCGATGCGTACCCCAACTATTCCAACGGCATGTCCCCCTCTCTGCTTGGTTATGGACTGGCAAAAAATCAGTTCATGCCAAACCCTGCAACATCCAACAAGTATGCAGCGCTCGGCGATCTCAAAGGTTACTACATCATTGACCGCGTTGGTCTTTCGGTGGAAGTGTTCCGTGAGGTCTACGGGTTGCGCGATCAAGTGGTTGTCTATATGCGTAAGCGCACTGGCGGTGACCTGGTGCACTACTGGCGCATGAAGGTTCTTTCAAGTACATAATATTTCACAGCGCGATTTAGGGCGGGTGGGTTTCGGCTCACCCGTCGAGATGCTGAAAGGAAATAAAACATGAATTCCAGAAGTACCCTAATGGTTAGCTTGCTTGCGTTGAGTATTGCCTCAAGTGCAACCTCGACATCAGCAGGTTCAGCGGTTGACCTTGCGAATTATTTTCCAGTGGGCAAGCGGGAAATCAAGTTCGTAATTGCCTCTGTGCAATCTCCCTCATCGTCAACCGGGTTCGTTGCCAATGTGACAATCCAGGAATGTGATTCAACTGCAACCGCATCGTTTACCAACGTGCTGGCTTACGATGGCTCCACTGTTGCATTCACTAATACAGATGGTGTGAGTGCTCTGTCTGAGAAATATGGCATTGTGACAAAGCGATATGTGAGAGCTTTGTACAACTCCGGGCAGGCAACTTCCGGCAGTAACTTTGCACTGGCTGTTGCCGCATTCCCAATCGTTCGAGCGGCATGAGCAAGCGATATAGAAATCGAGGTAGGGGTTACTCCCTGCCTCCTGCAATCATGACAAATATTATTATGCAAAATAAAACTGTTGCACTTGTGGGCACGCATCCAATCACACGCGAGAAAGCACCGTTTCATGATCCGAACGTTGATATTTGGATCTTCAACGGACAAAGCACAATGGACTGGTGCCCGCGCGCAAACGCGGTATTTGACATCCATCCTCCTGAGGATATTTTCAGACGGTCGCAAGAGGATAAAGCCTTTGGAACTTGGCTACATTCTAAAAAAGGAATCCAATTTTACACGCCGCACATTACACCGGATTGTCCGGGAAATATTGTTTATCCATTGGAAGATGTTGTTAGTTCTCTGCTTCCCAATTTCAGGCGCGGCGAACAGATCAACAGATATTTTACGTCTGGTCCCTGCTATGCAATTGCACTGGCAATCTTTCATGGCTATACGCGCATCGAAATGTACGGTATCGAAATGGAGAACAATACTGAGTATGTGTACCAGCGGGACGGCATAGGTTTGTGGCTTGGCATTGCAATCGGGCGCGGCATTGAAGTTGTACTTCCTGAGCAATCTATGATCTTCTATGCGCCTTTATATGGCTATGAAATGGATGCATCCAAAGTGGATCGTGAGGCATTCGAGGCGCGTGCATCTGAGTTGCAGCAGCTCATGGACAAAACCCACTCAGAATATAACCGGGCGCGCGGGATTGTAGACGCGGTGCAAAAGGAATTCATTGACGCACAAACGGCAAACATCCCACAAGATGATTTGATGAAAATTGCACAAAAATACGAAGAAGCCCAGAACATGTACGAGCAAGCCATTGCCAATCACGCGTTTGTCAACGGCCAGTATATTGATTGCCGTTCCTGGCAATCCCGTGTTGAAAAGGTCATGGAATACAACGGGATGGCGCAAATGGTCCTGGCACAGAACGATGAAAAGTGGATCCGCGTGGAGGATAAGCTGGCGCTCACTGGAAGGACATTGCCCAATGAGTAGCATTGCGAACCTCAATCCTACCGATGACGCAAACCTGTATGAACGGGAGTATTTCGACCAATACTACTTATTGGACAGGCAACGCGAAAAGATGTACTTGCAAGAGCATAAGCGCATTGTAGAGCGTTGTCAGTTTGGCAAAGTGCTAGATATTGGTTGTGGTATTGGCGGGTTTCTGTCCTGTTTCGATGACCGTTGGGAAAAGTACGGGTTCGAACCGTCTGATTTTGCCGCGGAGAAAGCACGCGCAAAGGGGATCACGATGCTTAGAAATGTTCAATCTGCGGATTTTGCTTTTTTCGATGTGGTGATTTTCCGTGGCACGCTGCAGCACATCAACTTCCCCATGCGCGCGCTTGTGCAAGCCACGCGAGTTTTGAAACCAGGAGGACTACTTGTTATATTGGCAACTCCCGACATTGACAGCTTGGTTTACAAACTATTTGGACAATTGCCAGCTCTCGACCCCGCACGCAATTGGATATTGTTTGGTAGTCGTTTTCTGTCCAATATACTCAGTAGGTTAGAGTTTGAAAATATAGAAGTGTTGCATCCGTATTGGGGCACACCCTACGCGCGGCCAGTTGCAGACTTCTCGAAATTCTTACTCAGTATGGTCGAGGGGTATCGCAAGTTTGCCTTTCCCGGAAATCAAATGGAAATTTACGCGAGGAAAAAGTGAACGAAAATTACTTTGAGTTGGAGATTATTCGATTAGCAAAATTTTTGCGTGAAACTTTTCCAAAGGAAGTAGACGAAAATATTCAGAAACCTTTTGAAGAAAGTTCCGCGGTTGATTTAGCAATTGAATTGTTGAAAAAATATCATGAGACACTTTCCTGATGTAGTTCGCATCGAACCCGCAGGCGTTTGCAATTTCAAGTGTCGCCATTGCCCCATTGGCGTAGAAGGCGGGCATCGAGTGATTCTACGCTATGAAAAATTTGTGGAATATTTTGAGATGTTGCCGTTCGTTCCGCGTGTATTGGTTTTGTATCATGGTGGTGAGCCACTATTGAATAAATATCTCGAAGCCATGATTGAATATGCAAAAATGCGCGGCGTGCAAAAGATTGCCTTCAACACAAACGCCTCCCTACTGAGTAACAAGCGTGACCTTTCGCAAGTTGACGAATTGCGAGTTAGCTTTGATGGTGACACATTTGAAGAGAATAATTCTATTCGTGTTGGGTCTGATTTTACAAAACACGCGGAGCAAGTAAGGTTATTGGCTTTATCTTTGCACCGTCCAAAGATAATCAAGATTTACAACGCTCGCAAGGGTACTGATTCTGTTGCTCCATATCTTCGTGATTACTTTGCAGATTGCCCTAATGTTATTTTTGAGGGCATTCAAATCCGTGCCTGGGCACGCATGAAAAATGAACCTCTGCCCGCGCGCGAGGGTGTGACCCATTGCACCGCGCTGATGGAAACGTTCACGATCCTTTCAGACGGTTCGGTACCAATGTGCTGTGAAGATTTGCAAGCTGATGACATCATTGGCAATGTGAACCAAAATTCACCCGTTGAATTATGGGAACGAATGGAAACGCGACGCCTGGCATTTGCGCGCAGAGAATACCCACGCTTGTGTCAGTCTTGCTTTGTAGTGACCGGATAAAAGATGTTTACTTTCAAGAAATACAGAGTTATAGAAATATCCTGGAACGATGGAACCATGACTAGAGAATCATGGAAACTTCAGAAAAGATTTTTATTGTTCTTCTGGAAAACCATCAGATGGACATCTTTATTTACCGTGAAGCAATTATGGGAAAAGGGGATTGACATATGACGATCACCAGTCCTTTGGAGATAAGTTTTCTACGAGGTCATGACATTTAGAATGAACAAATTTTACGTCAAACCAATGAGACACAGCATAACCTTTCCAATGGTGAATTTCAAGAATTCCGTTGGCGGGTTTCTTGCACCAATCGCAAATACTTGGTTTAGCTATATATCCTTTTTTAATCGCATAGTTAATAACTTGCCTAGCTCGCTCTTTTGGTTTGTTTCTTTGCCTATATTTTTTCATCTTTTCCGCATGTTTAGCTTTTACATCCGGTCTTTGTTGATAGCTTTTCTCTCGCTCTCGGTATTCAGATTTGTGTTCAAGATAATATTTCTTTTGTTTTTTATTTCCATGCTCAGTATTTCTGTATCTGATTTGTGCTTGTCTATTTTTCTCTTTAGCACTTGGATTATCTTCCATTCTTATTCTGGCTATTCTGGTTCTGCAAGTTTTGCAATAAGTATGATGTCCATCTGGTTTAGTTTTATCTTTACAAAAATTACTAATCGGTTGAGGTATATAGCCAAATGGACAATCGCTATGAATACAAATTTTAGTTTTCATTTTTCTCCTGTATGCTCAGCACATGACAATTACTATTGTAACGCAAAAATGAGTATTACGAAATGACATTGACAAATGCGTATTGCACACTCGCAGAACTCAAAGAAGCTGAGAGATTGAATATCTCAGTGACCACCTATGACACCGCGCTCGAGGGTGCAATCGAAGCTGTATCTCGTGCAATTGATTATCAATGTGCGAGGTTCTTCTGGAAAGATACCAATGATACAACGGCATATTTCACTCCCGTGAGTAGTGATTACGTTTTGATTGGTGACTATGTTTCCATTACTACGCTTTCCGTGGATAGTGGCAATCGGTCATACGTGGATTGGGTTGCTGATACTGACTATGAGCTATGGCCATATAACGCACTGTTGGAAGCAGAGCAAAAACCATATATGAGGATAGATATTGTTCGTCCCACTGGGAGATATGGTTTTCTTCCCAACACTCCTAAGAATGTCAAAGTTGTTGGTAAGCGCGGCTGGCCCGCGGTGCCAAAAGCAATCAAGGAAGCATGCATTATCTGGAGTATGAGAATGTATAAACGCTATGCCACTCCGTTGGGTGTAAGTGCAATGACCGCGCATGGTGAGATGTCCACCAAAGTACCGCCGCCGGATCCTGATGTGCTGTTTTTATTGTCACCATACGTTTTGTCTTATATCGGATAATTTGCAATGGCTAATGAATTCGTAAATGCCAAAACTCAAATCGCCTCAGTGGTTGCCGGTGTATCCGGGATACATCAGGCACCTACCAATCCCAATGAAACGCAGAATGATTTTCCATTTGCGGCGATTTATCTATCCACCGGCAATCTTGGAGCCGGAGCGGAGGGTACGCGGAAAAGTTTATATAACATCGTTATTGATGTTCTGACTAACAGGATTGACCTGGCGCACGATTTAGCAATTATTGACCCATTCATTGATTCAATTCCCGCGGCGCTGATTGCACAGGTTTCAAATATATCCGGTGGACCGGGTGCGAGGTTTGGAAATACCATCAGCACATTCGATGAAATCACAATGCAGTTTCTTCCGCAGGTTGATTATTCCGGCGTACAGTGCATTGGGTATCGGTTCATTATGAGTAAAGTAAAAATACTGAGTAACACATAAGGAGTCTGAAATGGACGTATGGAAAGTAATCACAATAATATTCTATGCGGGATTGGCTTTGTTCTTTTTCGGAGTTGCATTTCCGTATCTTGAGGTCATCCTGGGAATATGTGCGCTTGCCCTGTGCATAAGGTCGTTCCAATGAACGATATACCTTATTTGAGATATATCGGCGCGGGCAGTTTTTTTCCCGATGTTCCTGCGCGCGATCTGACAAAAAAAGAGGCAGAATATCACGGTATCGGACGGCTGCTAGATAGCAGGCTTTATGAACGCGTGGAACAAAAGAACGATACTCAGTATGTGGTTGCTGAACTTGAAGAAACGCAACCAAAGAAGCGAGGTAAATAATGGCAACTGATTCAACTCCCGGCATCAAATCCCTAAGACGCTTGCAACTTGCCAAGGAAGTCACCGCGGGCACAAAGGTAAAGGCTACTGCCCTGTTGCGTGTGGAAGGGACAATCAAAGATGATCTGTTGGTTGTCAACCCTGTTGAAGATATTGGAATTGCCATTGATACGGATCGCGCCTATGTTCCCTC